GAAATCGTAAATTTATTAGAAAACTTTGAATATTCATTCTCTAAATATTATAATCATTTGACTCGTACTCAACAATTAAGATTATCGAAAGTCAACGAGTACACAATCACACAAAAACATTATTATACTATTTTTTGTAAGCGTGAGAAACAAATTATAGAAAACGGAGAATTACCTAAAAACCGTTGCATATGTGGTCCTTGTGAGGAATATAAATTCACTGTCGCCCCAGTCATATATAAGTTAGAGGCTATCTTTAAGAGAGATTTTAAGGGATACAGGTCAGGCCTATCATGGTCGGATACTGAATTAATAACAAATCAATACATTAAACAAGGATATAAACACAGAATTGCATTCGACGTCTCCCAATATGATGCTTGTATGCGAAATAGCATGCGATATATGGAGTTAAAAATATATAAATATCTATATACTAATAATAAGATTTGGCACACCAATCCAGATGATTTCGACAGATTTGTACAGAGCAAGAAAATGTTGTTGAGATTGCAGTGTAGTAATAAATTGACCAAATCACTTGAAACATTAGCTACTGCCGAACTCGGCACCAAGCGATGCTCTGGCGATCCACAAACCACATTTGGCAATACCGTTAATATGATTATGCCTATAAGGTTTATAATGGAGCACCAAATGGGTTTACCAAGTACACAATACATGCTGAAAATAGCCGGAGATGATGGAGAAGTATTGCACCGCGATTCGCTATTAGATAATAGATATATAACTAAAAAATTTTATGAAGTTTTCACACCGCACAAAAACCAAGTCGTATTTGGCTTGGGTTTGTCATTAAAGTACTTAAAATTCGGAGATGCTTATGACTCCGATTTTTGTTCAACAGAGAGTTTTCACTGCGAAAAATGTGGGTTTAAAATAATCCGAATGTTATCACGATTCATCGCACTTATGCCTTACTCATTGAAAATTGACAAACTTACTTTAATACAACAATTAATTTACTTAAAAGCTTTAAAAGAGTCTAATGATTTTTGGATAGGGAATTTACCCATATTTAAACAATATAATGAGCTTTTGTATCATAAAGCAGTATTAAATGTAAATTTAATAATGCCACCTAAATTTTCTATAAGTCCAGACAAGTATGACGACAATGTTGGTGAACAACTTACACCTGCATTATCCATTTTAAAACAACTTGACCCGGACACTTTTTATTCCACACAAACGCGTGTATCAAGTAAATGCGAATTTTGTGTAATTGGGTTTAAGAAGATGCTCAATATTAGGTACGGAATTAGTGATATCAATATAGATAATATTTGTAAACAGATATCAGCTATCACTGACCCGTATACGCAGGTTTTAGATTCTCCCGATCTATTATTTGCTTTAAAATACCGGGAGGGGTACAACAACGAAACATCTTAAAGGATGCACGTGATTTAAATAGGAAAATGTAGTGACTGGCTAGGCC